TCCATGGTTTCACAACTAACCACCTTCTCATCACCCTCACTTGAATAGAGGAAGATCTTACGCTTCATTGGGTCAACAACACAGCGTGACAAATACTCTTCAGTCATTGGATTAGGGTTTACTATACCAAAAGGATAGCACATACCTCTCACTCTTGTCAACCCTACTTACGTAATGAAGATGTTGAGAATTAGAAAATATAACTAATTTACCTTGTTTTGGTTTGACTTCAATATCTTCAAATACAGTAGATCCACCATCAAAATCATCATTTAAGTAAAGCATAGCAGCAAATACATCTGGTTTGTGAACATTATTATCATCAACATGTGGTTTCATAAATGTTCCGATAGGCCATCTAACTACTCCCACATAGTCTAATATTATTTCACTTTCAAATGTTTTGCAGAGATCAGTAACGTTATTAATGACACTACTAAACAGTTCATCATCAGTTATATTTAACGTGATTGGATCTACATTTCCACCAAGATATTTTGCACCATAGTTCTTATCAAATTTAAACTCTGGCATATATGTCAAAGTTTCATTTGGATCCGAGTGTGTTACAGCATCTAAAGAACGATCCTCCTTATTAACACTGAAAAGATCTATGAAGGGTTTGCATAAAGATGAATCTAAAAAATTATCTTGTATATAGATTAATTTCTTCAAATTGTTATGGTGTTTCTCTTAGTTCTATATTCTGGATCATTATAATTTGGTGTATCTGGTGCAGTATCTGGATTAAAGTTTGGATCGGGATAGTCTTTCCAACTATCTCCCTGATACTCAACATATAATGGATTTACATCTTTTCTAGCAGCATAGATGTGATAAAAACAATTGATCGGCAATCCACCTTGTGCTTGTAGATATACAAATTCACTATCCCATCTTTTAATTATCACATCTTGATGTGCTCCTATCGGTTGCAGTTGAACTGATATACTCTCAACGTCAACAAGATCTTTCCAATAATCTGGTAACTTTATTATTTTCTCCCCTCTAACTCTTCCCCTATAATAGACACCAACTTCTGGGCCTTCAATACAAGCATATCTTAATCTATATCCATTTTTACTAGGATGTTTTATGTCGAAAGGTTTAGGTGAAGCGTCTGCAGCTGCAAATCTTGATGCAAGTCTCCCTTTGTTACCACAATCTACTTTACCTGTGACATACATATCACCAACTACGTAAACTGCGTCAACTGAAGAACCACCACTTACCAATAGACCGTTAGGAGTTCCACCATCACCATCTATCGTTTGATTACCTTTCGTGTTTATTGCAAGACTTGTTCCTTTAGTTTCCTCTCTACCAACCATTAAAGTAGCACTAGCATCAGAGAAAGCATCTGGTTTTCCAATCTGAGTATTACCTTGAATATATGTAGAATGACTTATTTTAGATAATCCTACTCCTAAAGCATTAGGAACTACCTTTTTCGCAGCAACTATAAGTTGCCCACCATATGCGAATATTTCGTCGAATGAAAATGCCATGTTAATCCTGCACCACTATGTTTACTTTTCCAGGTTCTGGTAATCTATCTTTCGCTAATGCACGAGAGACTCCCTCTAAGAGGGGAGTTAATAACTGAGTTCCAAGACCTCCTCTGATAGTTAGCAAACCCGATGTCATAATTTTTAAAGATTGCTTTCCATCTATTGTAACATTTTTTGAGTCAAGTTTCAAGGTCTCGTATGCGTTTGCCCAAATGACACCCTGTGGAGCGTTACCATTAGCAATCAATTCAATATCAAGTGCTTCTAATTTAATCTTACCTTTAGTTGCTTTTAAATGTATGTCACCATTCTTTGCAAGAATCATGATTGCTTCTTGCTCTTGTTTCAAATCCTCACCACTATGAATAAAGGTTGAACCAGGTGAATTTAATAATGTAAATCCTGTTCTAGGCCCATCCTCATCAAATGACATGAAATGTCTACCATCGAGTGCTTGAATGTGAACACTCGAAGTGACATCACCTTTTGAACTTAACTTTCCAAAAGTAATAGCACCATTCATGGCACTGATAACTTGGTTCCAAAAATTCTTTTTCTCAGACATTAGTATCCTCCTCCGTAGCCACCGCCACCGCCACTGCTAGGTGGACTAGATGATGGAGGTGCTGGTGTTGATGGTGTTGCTGGTGCTGGTGTTGATGGTGTTGCTGGTGCAGAATAAGTTCCTCCAGATGCTGGTGTTGTGGTGGTCGCTGGTGTTGCTGGTGCACTCGTCGGTGTTGTAGAGTAAGATCCTCTTGAAGGGGAACTGATAGATTCTACAGTGTCTTGCTGTTCTTCCACTACAACTTGTGCTTCTTCTATTTGATCTGAAACAATTCTAGCACCTGTATCACGTTTCTGTAAACTATCAAGTCTAGTATTGTAGACTTGAATATTAGTTCCAGATTTATCAGATGTTCCTGCAAATTTGACACCATCTACAAAGTAAACATTTCCATAGTAAGGTTTACCGTCAACGTATCCATTTATATTTAACCCAACAAGGTTAAAGACTTGAACTAAATCTGCTTGAGTTACCACTGGATCTATTGGTTCTGGATCACGAATAACATTAAACTCAGGAACAAAAGTCGCATTGAATCCAGTCTCTGTATTCATTCTGATTTGTGGTAACTCTGTGAATCTACCACCTTTGTTTACAGATACAGATTTTATTTTACCAAACGGATCACAATTATATGAAAGAGTAGATCCATTACTTGGTATTATTTCTATTGTATCAACACCACAATTATGATTAAAGCCTGGATTTGTGACAGTTACACCTGTAAGTTCTATCACGGCAGGATATTGTGGAACTGTTTGTGGTGGTGGCAAATAACCCTGACCACTATCCTTGACAATTACTTTTACCACAACTCCGTTTTCTATTTCAGTTTCAAGCACAGCACCACTACCTATGTTGCATGGATCGAGAACTTGAACTTGTGGTGATGAAGTATATCCAAAACCACCACTTACAAGATCAACTGCGATTAAATTACCATTAATATCTACAACTGGATTAGCGATTGCACCAACACCACCACCACCAAAGAATTTAAGTTTGGGTGGCCCACAAAGTTGATCACCAGTTAAACAAGGATCTGATCTTAGTAAATTTTTGGGAGTTAGTGCATTGACTTCACTAATTGTCAAAAATCTAACTTTCTCATCACCATCTATGAATATAAATTCTGTCTCTGGATTTAGTTCTGCATAAGCATTTGCATCAGCGATTGATATATCTCTAACATATCCCTCAGTTTCACTGATGTATCCTACTTTAATATTATTAAATGACGTTTGTGATATTGGCATTATTCCTCCACAAATGGATTGGCAAGACTCTCATTCTCTGTCTTGTATATAACAGCATGCTTCGCAGATGTATGTGCAGCACCAACCATGATAACTCTCTCTCCACTATCTCTCATGTGAAGGTGGAATGGGCCATAGTAAGGTTTGCCATTAACAAATCCAACCAAATTAGTTAAATCAGTTTTTCTTGATTGTGGTTTAGTGAATACTTTCTTAATCGTAACACCATCTCCACTAGAATTAGATTTTTCTACACTAGTTCCATAAGATTTTCTTTCTTTAACAGAACTAGAAGTAATTTTTGCAGACTCCGCAACACCAGATGTACTAGGTTTCTCAGAAGATCCACCACCACTTTGCATGGTATGAGTATCATTTGGTGAGCACTCTGGTTTAGGATCACAATCAAATATTTTAGTTATAGAATTGACAAAACTCAGTGATGATGCAATATCAAAGTTCATACCACCTAATGCACCTAAACCCAAACCACTTGGTATCGCACCAGCAAGAGCAGCACCTCTACCAGCAATAGCATTTAATATTCTAGGATTAAATGATGCAAGATTACCAGCAGCAGAAATTAAATTTGTTATATTACCACTTCTAATTGCTTCAAAAGCATTACCAATTCCAGTCAATAAATTTTCATTAGCACCTAATATATTTGATGCTAAAGATAATCCTGCTGCGATGCCGTTTGGATTTCCTTTATCATCTATTAATGATAAAGCCTCCGCAATTAAAGATTGATTAGTAGATGTATTTTGTCCAGCAGCATCTATAAAGGAAACTAATCCTCGACCATAATTTCCATCTGCCCAGAAACGATTTGCACCTCCAATTTTTGTAGGATCAATTCCAGATTGATCTGCTAATGTTTGAGATATACTTAGAACTAAATCTCCAGATGATAGTGCAGAAAGAACATTGTTTTCACTTATAGCATTATCGATTATTCCTACATCATCTGATCCTGTTTCAGTTGATGACCCACCTAAAGCATTTTGAACCTCATCAACCACAGGGCCAATTGCATCATCAAATCCTTGTAGAATAGTATTGATTGTTCCTCCCAAAACTTCACCAATTATTTCTTCTGTTTCACATAAAGGAGTTGGTCTATAAAATCCATCTGCAGATGGTGGTGGAACGTCATTAGAGCCAGGTGTTGTTAATACAGGAATCGTTGGTATCGTTTGAGAAGAGGTTATACCAACAACTCCTGCAGAGACTGCACCTGTTCCTATTCCAGCTGCTAGAGTCGCATTAACAACTCCTGCTTCAGACACAGAAGCATTAGCTGCTGCTTGCTCTGCTTTCTTTTTCTTTCTATTAAATGCTTTCTTTAATGCAGCAGCGATTAGTCCTGCGAGAGCAAGACCTGCCATGCCGTTAAACATACAAGCGATCTTTTCCAATCCTTCTACTTTTTTTTGTAGAATTTCTAGTGTATGTGATGGTGGTGCTAGATTTATTACTGGTGCTAATTTTTCATTAAATTCTTTAGTGGTGAACTGTTGAACTTTGTTCATAGTTCCTTTCATATATTTTGACATCTCCTCAGAGGCATCTTGAATTGCTTTGTCTATGTCTTTAGCATTATCTACTATGGGCAATCCAGCAGCAAGATCAGCGTCTTGTAACGATTTTTGAAACCTCTCTATCTTTGCAGACACTGTTTCTATAACTGTTTGTATGTTTTTTACATCAGATTGAGTTTCTGGATTAGGGCAAGCAAGTGCATGTTTCTCCTCTAATGTATATTTTTGTCTTTCATCTGCTATTGAATATAAATTATTTGCATCATTTGATTCTTTAGATACATTTCCACTTGATGGTGAACTATATGCTTCATTTCCATTTTGTTTTGGTGAAAAATCTGCGTCCTTAAGTTTTTTTTGTTCATTAGGTTCTGGTCTCAACATCTTAGAGAAGAAACTGAATGGTGTGAAGTTTTTACCACCACTACCTTCGGTTCCTGTTTTTCTTTCAAGTTTTGTTTTTATATTGTTTCCAAGACAACCCATGATCATGGGAACTTGTTGATCTTTACCATCAAGAAAAAAACCAAACACAAAACTACCTTGACGTATCGCAGGTGTTTGATACGATCCACCATGTCCAGTTCCAGCAGTCACAGGATACATTACCTGAGCCCAAGGAAGTTGTTCTGCAGTTATATCTGACTCTTCTTGCTCGTGTTGACCTATGATTCTAACTTTATATCTGTATCCCCATGCAGGTAGGTCTTCACCTTTTTTAAATTTTTTAGGATTTTGATTTTCTCTCCATGTCGAATCATCAGAGACTTGGCCTATAAACCAATGAAAACTTCCTCCTAAAAAACCAGAATTAAATAATGACGACTCCATACTTTAATCGTCGTATACTCTGCACTCGAATGCATCGGGATGATTGTCACAGAAGATTTCTAAGGTTTTATCTTCATGTCTCTTGTGCCAGTCGTTTATCTTACCTTCATTAGGTTCGATTTCATCCTCTGAATGATGATGAAATGGTTCATTGTGCATTTTCAAATCTTCTTTTGTATACACATGCATGTCATGATTGACATGTTCTTTTCCATCATCTGCTATGTTTGGGTGGTAAGTTTGTTCCATGATAGTTACCTATTGTTGCTGTGATTACCTTTTCTCCCGAAGGAGTCTCTTGCTAAATTCATTTTAGTATAAGTTCCTTCATTGCTAACATAATGGCATAGGTCAGCTATAATATATAGACCTCCACTTTCCTTGTTTACCGTATCACTTTTTTCAGCATCCACGGAAAATATGTCAACAAAAATTACATCTCCTGCATGTAAACTAAAATCTCCAGCAATGGTTACTTCCATCATACCAGAAAAAAGTTGATTGTATCTACGGATAGATTGATTTAATGTTTTAATTGCTTTAAAATTATCTTCTTTATTCTTTTTTATTTGTTCTTCAGTGTTACCGCCAGGTAAAGTTCCACTATCAACCACATACAAAGTTGTTCTAGTAAAATCATGTTTAACAGTATCAAACTTTTTATTAAATTTAGGAAGATCTTTTCCAGCTAATTCAACCTTCTTCTTAACCTGTTCAGCAGTTTGTTCTTCAACTTGATATTTGCAATTGTAAGTATCGAATAAAACTATCTTAGTTTTATATGCTCCCATACTCATCTTTGATTGAATATTAATAGTAGTATCTGATTGATGATCTAATAATTTTCCATCATAACCAGCAGGAATTCCTTTAATTCCATCAGGACTATTATTAAATACATAAGACTTTTTTTTCTTTTGTTTAAACAATCCTTCAATAGATTTAAAACGATATCCATCAGCAGTTTCAAAGAAAAGAAATCCTGCACTATTGCCATCACCATTCTCTGGAATACCCTGTTTAGATAAAAGATTTAACATGTAAAAAGGTTTACGATTACCACCAATAAAATTATATTCATTAGTGGATGTTTCTATATCTAATTTCTTTTTAGTTTTTAATCTATCTTCAAATATTCTTTTAACATGCTCATCTACTTTTCCAGTTTCTCTACTTCTACATCTAGATTCACCCATCTCATTACGGATATATTCCTCAGAAACTAATTCTAAACTAACAACATTCTTTTGACTATCTTCAAACAATGGCACTACAGTATTAACTATCATTTTAAGTTTTAATTTTTGATCATTATTATCTTCCATTTCTAATTTAAAATCCTCAGT